GGTGTTTGATTACTGGACTACATTGTTTTCTGATAAAGTCTATAGTGTCTTGACTGTATTCTAAGTCATGGTCGTCCATGTATTGTTTGATATAACATGTTGCATCTTCGTCACAATTTATATATTGACGTTTCTGTTCGTCTGTTGCACCCTTTACTAATCTCTGACATTCTTTCAGTTCGTCTATAACTTTCTGTCCTTTAGGATATGCACCCAACATTATAGTTTCCCAACCTTCGTCCCATAGTGTGAGTCTTTTATAGTCGGGTTTCTTTAAGTCCTTTTGTTGACCAAAAGTAAGGTTATCTATTTCTTGTACTGATTCAATAAACATCATCTGCAGTCAATACGACCCTCTCGTCATTTACAAATCCAATGTATGTTTGAATACCATATATCTTTTCGTATTCTGAATGAACAAGGACTTGGTCTTTATGTTGGTGTATAATTTCACCTTGTTCTTTGATTGGGAATCTAATGTTATATGTTTCTCCCAATTCTAATTTACCGATATTGATTGTTTCTGTAATCATTTCGGCTTCTAATAATTCATTGTCTTTTAGGAATCTATAGAACTTTTCATATAACTCTTCTGATTGTTCATCGTCTAACTCACATTCCTCTTTTAGTAGTAAAAGTGCAGTGACATATGATGCAAATTGAGTTTTTCCGAAAGGAACTTTCTCAATGATTTTCTTTAGATTGAATACAAGTCTATGTAAAGGTGTGAGAGAAGACTTTTCTTTTGTAGTAACTGGGTCATTCCTAACCATTTTACCATTCTCGTCTTCTATTTTCTTAATTCTAGTTCCGTTTTTATCGATAAATCCAAACTTGAATGCCTGCATTTTATTGAAGGGTGTTGTTAACATCTTCAATATACGGAAAACTATTAGTGTGTCTACGATTCTCATAGAACTATTTAGGTGTTTTTAAAGTTCTCTTAAACGTTCTGCAAGTTTATTATCGATAGGGATATCTATTTTCCAACCTTCCTCTACGTATTCTAGGTATAATAACATAGTTTTTATGGAAGACCAGTAGTTGTCGTCTTTGATTTTGAATTCTAACATTCTCATACATGCGTCATATCCAAAGACATTGAAGATACAGATAAGGTGATTCAACATTAAACGCTCACGTAATTCACCATTTTCATGGTATCTATGTAATAATCTCTTTAGATATCTAAACCTTCTAAGGTCTTCTTGGAAGTCTTCCAAGTCCTCACACTGAGGGTCATCGTAATGCTTCATTGCAAACGCTTGAAAGTTTTTTGCTGTGATTTTGTCAAATAGACTCATAATGTAATAGTATGTAGGTGTCCCCGAAATGTCCTTCCTTACTCAGACAGTCGGGGAAACTACTTAACTTAAAGAACCAATAACTTTATAAGTTCCGTTTTCGTTCTGTTCGTATTTCACGTTAAGTGATACGATTTTCTCTTCTCTTTCAAATTCGTCATGAGGTGTATCAACTGTTTTACCAGTAACAACACCATATCTGTTGAATTGAATATCGAATGAACCATTTCCTTCAGTGAATTCTAAGTCTGATTCACCTGTTTTGTTAAGTCCTAATAGAGAAAGTTTTGCTTCCATTTGTGCAACAGCAGCTTTTGGATTCAACCATTCTGATACTGCAGTTTGACCTAAGATTGCATTAACCTTAGATTTAACGTCTGCATCGTCTATATCGTGTGGTACTTTTTCTGAACTAAGTCCAGCAGCACCCACAAAAAATGCGTTAGAATCTGTAGGAATTTGACTTCCGCCCTCTTCCAAGATAAAGTTTTTAAATGTTTTCATAATTTATCCTCTATTAACTATCTGATAATACTGTATCGTCATCAACATTAGGTGTTCCAGCGTCTGAGTCATCGTCAAAGTCTGCAACGTCAGCACCCATTGAACCTGAAGACATTGCAACCAATGTTTCAAATTGAGTTCTTGACCCTACTACTTTTCTTAATACCCAACCTTCTGAGTTAACACCAGCAGTCGCACCGACTTCAGCTGTATCAGCACCATAACATTCTGCTTTATCAGCAGTGTTAAGATATTTTGGTTTAGAAGCTTCGTTGTCTAATAATCCCCAAAGTGCCATGTTTTTCTCCTAGTTTACGCAACCTTTAAGATTGCTTTAAATGCTTTTTCAAAAGACTTTTTGTCTTTTTGAAGTAACTGTAGGTATTTAGTACGAATGGGTGTCTTAACCTTCATTAAAACGTCATGAACTTTCACTGCATCCGTTCTTTTTACCTTTATTTTCTTCATATCGTCTGTTCTGACCTCACCATCTTTGGAATAGTCTTTGAACTTACGTAATTGCATTAACATTGCAGCGTCGGGTCGGTTTTGGACTCCCTTTGCTTTACTGTTAAATGCGTCAATAGCTCTATCAATGACTTCGTCCTCTTCTGCTTCTGCATACTTACCTTTTGCCATTTTAGAAATCTTGTCTAATTTTTGTCTGAGGTCTTTCTCGTTCTTTGCTTGTGATACTGCACGAGCAATCTTTTTATTACCCCCATCAGACATCATTCCAAAGTCACCAATCTTTTCCATGACTGCATTGACTTTTTTTGCGTCTGCTTTAACGTATCCGAGTTTCTTAAGTTTCTCTTTAAACGTTTTGTATCTTGCGTCTACTCTATCCATTAGTCTCTGTCCATGTCAATGACACCATCATAATTACCTCTTTCGACACCACCCATGTAATCATACAATGCTCTTTCTGCATCTCTTAGATTTTCCCAAACTTTATTTGGGTTTCCACCTTTAGTTCCACCACCTGTTTCAGCAGTGTATTGCATGTCATCTTGCATCTTTGCAACTTTATGAATTGCTTTAATCATGTTCTTAATGCTTTTAATTTCTTTCTTTCTGTCGAACTCTTTACCTTCAAACTTAGTTTTCTTATACATTGGTATTAGACCTTCGTCTAAGTCTAACTGCATTTTACGATATGTTTCAAACAGAGATTTCACTTTACTTCAATCCTTTAGTCAACATTTTATTGATTTGAGGTGTTGTGTAATCTCCGTTAGTAGGGTCTCCGTATCTTTCTTTACCGATTACTACTCTTAAGAAGTCATTTACTTTTTTCTTTGCACCTTTGATTCTGACATGTTTACCTAAAACTGCAGATTTCAATCCAAATCTTCTTGCTTGTTTTGCAATTTCCATTCCGTGATAATTTTGGTCGGAAGGACTACTGAACTTTTTGTTCTTTGGGTCTACAGTGATATCTTGAACTTCTTCAGTTAATGATTCTTCCCACATTTGTCTGTAAGAATCCATGACTGATTCATTTTTCTTTTTCTTTGCAATTGCAATTGCAGCTTGTTGAGCTCTTGATACTGCATGTCCTTCTACTTTAATTGGAGGAGATTTCTTAAATTTCAATCTTCCTTTTCCTCTTTTGAACTTTTCAACGATTACACTTGTATGGTAATCTACTGACTCTAATTTTGCTTTTACTGGAGATTTATCTTCTCTTTCATTTGGGTTATCTTTCATATACCACTCCCTAGGCATTTGAACAATCTCGTGATTTTTGAATTTCAAAACACCACCAGTCCAATCTGATAATTGTTTCTCTAAAACGTCTCTTAGGTCTGTTCCTTCTTTAATCTTATTGTATTTCTTCATGCGGTCAAGATATTCTTTACCATGTAGACTTCCTTTGTCATAGAAACTTCTTTCTCCACCCTTAAGTGTAGTCTTGTATGCATCTATATCGTCTGAGAATGAATCGTCTCCAAAGTATTGGTCTGCGTCAATGTGCCATTTATGAACTTCTTGTGCAGTTTTGTAGTTTGCTTTTCGACTTAAGAACTTATTGAGTTTAACTAGTTTAGGATATGAATCGGGAACTGCCCATGTTCCTTCTGTAAGAGTTTCTTCTTGAACTTGAACTGTTGGTTTGAACTTTCTCATGACTTCTTTGTGTTGTTTAGTCATGTCTTTTTTACCAGCATCGATTGCAAGTTCACCTTGACTCAATCCATCATCGTTAATGTCTAGTTTGATTAACTGTTGTTTTTTAAAATAATCTAGTGCCTTTTGAGCAACTCTTTTATTTTTAAACATATACTCTACGTATTCTACCTTTTCTGTAATGTTGTCACCCATTTTCTGCATCATTCTTTGTGCAAGGTCAACAAGTGTAGAGATATTGGACTTCTCCATTCTCTCTTTGTTTTTGTCGTTTACTTTACCATAGATTTGTGTAATCATTGAAGCAGTAAACATATCAACCATTATACCACCAACTTTCTTTGCACTCTTTTTGTCTACAATCTGTTGTAAATCAGGCATAAGGTTCTTACCTTCTGTAAGATTTTCCATTAAACCTCTTAGATTACCACGATATTTGATTTTATCTTTTTTCTCTGAAACGTCTTCGTCTTGTCCGTGGGGTTTTGACCAACCACCACCATGGTCTTCTGCAGTTTTTAATTTACCTAATGCAACATATAAAGGTTGTAAGTCTACACCTCTGTCATAGTCATCTGTTTTACTATAAGTTTTGTCAATCATAAGACCGACTTTGTATGCACTTGAACCTTCTTCGGGTGTTGAGTAAACTGGTTTTTGTTTGATTTTGTTTTTCTTACAATAATCATCAATCATTTTCTTTGCTTTTTCAAAGTCTTTTTTATTCTCAGGTGAAGTGATTCTATCTCCTCTACCACCTCTAAATTGAATGTAGAAGTCTACACATCTAGGATAAGTTGAATCTGAATAAGGTTTGTATTTCTCGTCAAGGATTGACATTATGAAGTCTTCTACATCGTCTTTAGTAGCAACTTCACCATTTTGTGAAGCCCATGTTAGTAAATCATCTTCTACTTTTTTAGGTAAATCTTTTTGTTTCTTTTCATCTCTGAATGCGTCAATATGTCTCTTATGTTTTGTTATAAGTTTTTTCCAATCTCTGTCTCTTGGATACATTTTGATTACTTTCCTGTAATCTTCGTCTAACATATTGAATGAATCTTTGAATGATTCTTCGTTTGCAAACTGAAGTGCAGTTTGAACTTCTTTTGCTTTTAGGATTTTGTTTCCATAAAAGTCTTTAATAGCTTTGATTGCAATATCCATTGCACCACCAAGGTCTAATGCAACCTCGACTGCCTTTCTGACTACTTTATCTTTGACTTTGTTTCTACGGAAATAGGTTTGAATCTCACGTCCTGTAAGTTTTTGTTTTCCGTAAGGGCCGAGTGCATTGACTTTCCCGTCCTTATCTAATACTTTTTTAGCTTCTGCAAAGAGGTTCATGATTAGTCCTCGTCTTTATCTTCGTCTTCGTCCTCATCATCTTCGTCCTCGTCATCATCATCGTCTGACTCGTCTTCGTCTGAATCGTCCTCGTCCTCTTTTTTCTTATCGATTGCTTTCTTCAAAGCAGGTGGTAACTCACCTTCTTTTACTTCTTCTTTCTTCTCAGAATCACCTTTCCAGTTTTTATCGATATAGTCGAAGAATTCTTTTTTCTTTTCTCCGTCTAATTCAGCGGGTGAAGTTACACCAAACTTTTTAAGTGTTGCCTGAAAGAAGTCTTCGTATTCTTTCGAGTTCTTTAAGATTTTCTTTGAATCTTCTATAAGTGATTTAGGTAGGTCGTGTATCATTGGTCTAATTCCCCTTTTTCAAAATAGTTAAACATTTTCTGTTTACCTTCTTCGTTAAGTCTTAACTGTTTTGCAAGTCTACCTAACATATTTCTTTCTACGAGTTTCTCTGCAGATTTTTCAACTGTTTCTTCTGATTGAATTTCAACTTCATCGTCTAAAGGTTTGACTCCTGCTTTCTTGAACATTTTTATAAGGTCTTTATCCTTAATCATGTCTCTTTGTTTATTGTCTGCACCCATACCGAATGTAGTCTTCTTAAATCCACTAGGATTTTGTTTCTGCATTGCAAGTGCAACTTTAACGTCTGTCATATTAAGAAGTTTTGCAATACCCATAGCTTCTGTTTCACTATCTGTATTGAATACTTTCTTAATCATGTCACCCATTGAAGCCTCAAGAACTAATTCTTCTTCTATAGTATCTTTAAGATACTTAGAGTCTTCTATGTCGGGTAGATTATCGTCTTCTTTAAAGAATGTGGATAATTCTTCGTCAATTTGGTCGGAAAGAATCTCGTCCGCAGTCTTTTCTACACTACCTTCTTTTAGAGCAATGTGGTTACGGACTTCTTCAAGTTTCTCTTTCCAGTTTTCTGATTTATAACTCATAACAGTATTATTTATAATTTTTGGTTCTTTAGGTTGATAATCTTCCTCAGATTCTTCCTACTTATATTAGTCAAAGACAACTCTTTAACCTCGTTAATTATATTTAGTGCAGTTGTCCAAGTCATATTCCCACTGTTATAGGACTTTAATACCCCACATTCGAAGTCTTTACAGATTTTTGGTCTATTTTCATAGACTGAACACTTGTTATCTTCCTGTAAATTCTCACAATTTCCTACAAGACTATAGGTTTTGAAGTGTCTCGTGTGTCTACCCATATCGGTAGCAATTATCTCATATCTTTCAAAGATTCTATTGTTGTCTTGAAATACCTGTCTTTCGTCATTACCATATTCTAGTGTATCAAATAACTTCCCACTACAACATAATCCACACTCAAGACATAAATGTTTCTCAGGCTGTTTTTTCTTTTGTAGGTGTATATACATTATCTATTCTAATCACTAAGTCTCCTTTACCTTTCAACAACCTATGATATTGGTTCTTTAATATAAAGTAATCCTTTCCAATCTCCAATTTAACTGGAAGTTCGTCATCTTTCTGTAACTCCCAATCCGTCCCCAATAACACATGAACCTGTCGTGTGGTCTTATCTCTATGCCAAACTAACTCTCTACCTTCTACTTCTTCACTGAATGTTCGAATAAGGTATTTTCTTTCAGTCCCGTGTTGGGTGTGTTCTGTTTCTGTATAGGGTCTAGTCATCGACTTCGGGGTCAAAGTTATCTGTTTTTTCTTTATACCCATAGAAACTTCCTTCCTTTTCTATATCAAATAAACCATGCACAAAGTTCTCTGCAACATTCTCTGCATAAGTCTCTGAATGGTCATGGACTTGTCTTGTTTCTTTAAAGTTTTCTTTGTATAGGTCAACTTCATAACCTTCTTTTTCTCTTCGAATGATTGCTTTTCTACCTTCATTCCAATATTCACTTATTATCATTATATACTCCTACCAGTAAAAATTACCTCCGTCACTAAGACCTAACTGTTTTGCATAGTAAGGTAATCTACATGCCCAATATGATGCAGTAGTTTTATCTTTCTGTTGTGAACATTTATGTCTTGCAGCGAATGATTTCCTTGCTTTCTCGTTTCCGAGTTTTACTTTGAGACCTGTAGTGTCTCCCCATGTAATCTTTTTAACTTTATCGGTTTGTGGGTCTTTAACATACACATAGTATTTCTTCGGCCCTCCGACTTTTGGTTTGTTGAGTTCGGGTTCTTTGTCTTCGTCTATAGATTCCCACTGAGGACAATCTAATGGTACTAACTCCCCTTCATATACTTCAAACTGTCCGATATCTGTATCTAAAATGTTCTTATCTACTTCTGTAAGTTTATATCTATCTTCCCCGACTAATTTACGTGCTTCATTGATTGTTTCAAAATACATCATAGAACCTAAACGAAATGGATTGTCTAGTAGATTGGTTTTTTCTTGTTGGAGTGTATCAAGTGTTTCATTGATTGCAATTTGAGAAAAGGTTTTCTTTGAATCGTGATATGCTTTTTGGTTTTCTTTTACGTATTTTTCTACTGCTTGACCAGGCGTATCTTCTTGATATGCTTTTACTGTTTCGTCTGTACCCTGTTCGTGTACTCCGTTGTCGTGTTTATTTCCGTTTTTTGCCATTTGGTAAACACCCCTTTTCTTTCAATTTTCTCATTCTTGGTTCTGACCTGTTGTATTTTTGTGATACAATTGATAGGTTAGACTTATCATTATTCATAGGATTGTTATCTTTATGGTGTACGTCCTTTCCTTTTATGTCTTTTCTATCTTTCAGACTTCTACGTGCCTCATTTCTCTTTGCACGTCTTTTAATTTGTTCGGGTTTAGAATGATAACTTTCGTATTCTTTTTTGTAATCTCTATCTTCTTGAGCTCTTTTTACTTGGTCATCTGTTGGAGCACCTTCCTCTCCTTTCTTTCTCATTTTCTCACCACGAGCTTTCTTTGCACGAATGTTATCCCAAAGTCCTTGTTCGTCAACTGATTCATTTTGTTTCTCAGCAGCCTTTCTAGCAGCGTCACGTTTTGCCTGAATCTGTTTGTTGATTACTTCTTTTTCTTTTTGTTTGTTGACCTTCTCTGTTTCTCTTTCGTGTCTATCAGTAAGTGCCTCTAACTCTTCAACATGTCTTTGTTTCATTCTTTCCATTTCTTCGACTTGTTTTGCTTTTAGAATTGCAGCGTCTTCAGCAGCACTTTCTTCTAATTCAACTTCTTCACCAAACTTAAGGAATAGTTTTCCCTTCTCCTGTTTCTTATCGGTGACTTTCATTCTAACATATGAACCCAACTGGTTAATCATTCCGATTCCTTTTTCGGGATTCTTTTCATATTCCTTTTCAACCATTTTCATTATGTTTTTGAAAATGTATTCTAAGATACTTCTCCAATCAGTGACAAGTTTACCTTCTTTTACTTCACTCATCATAAGTGTAGATAATTGATTGACCACTGTCGTTAACATAGGTGTAGGAATTGTAGATAGAACTCTGATTTGGTCTTTAGTTAAACCTTTAATTTTCTTGAGTTGTTTTTTGATATCAACTGCTTCTTCGATTGACTCTGATTTACCTTGTACTTTCTTTGCAAGGTCTTGGTCTGCACCACCCCATGTTCCTTTTGATTTTGTTACAAAGGAATTAACGCGTGCATGTCCCCATTGTTCGGGTGTAGTGCCTGGTCTATGTCCACCTTTCCAAGCTGCAACTCCACGTTTGTATACTTGTTTTAGAATACCAACTGGCATTCCACTCTTGTCTGCTTTCTTTTGTAGAGATTTATCGGCTGCACCTTCTCCAAACATCTTCTTATACTTCTTAGTGTGTTGTGAAGGTTTTGTTTCTGCTTCTTTATCGCCTGGTGCTGGTTTAAATGCGTCTTCACCTTCTTTATCTTTGTTCTTATTGAAGTGTGAGGCACGTTTATCTTTTGTAGACTGAGACATTTCGTCTCCGTCTGCGTCTTTTGCATAATACTTCTTAGGTTGAGAGCCTTTCTTACCCTCAACTTCTTTATCTTGTTGTGTCTTACGTAACTTCTCTCTTATTATTTCTTCTAATAACATACTACTATTTAGTCCGTTTTGCGTCTAACTCTCTCTGTTTCCAGTTGAGTGCAAGTTTGTTTTTAGGGAATGAAGTAGACCAACCTAGTAGTTTACTGTATAATGAATTTGCTTTTTTGTCAAGTGTTGCAAGGTCATCATCATTCTTAATCTCTACAAAGTCTCTACCAAAAATTGATTTATATTCCTTTGCATTCTTTTGTGCAGCGTCCCAATCACCTTTTACAATTTCGGGTGGTAGTTTTCTAGACCTTAAGTCATTTCTTTTTTGTGCATTGTCTAGACTTGCATTAACAAATACCATTTTGTATTCGTATCCTAATGTGTCTAACATTTTTTTATAGTTCTTAATCTTAGTTGACTTTGCACTTGTAGTGTCAAAGATAAGACCTAGTCTTCCTTCGATATATGCATCTAAGTTTTTACCTGTAATCTTTTTTGCTTTTGCACGGATAGGGTCTACTTTATCAAAGTCTGCACTTCTAAGGTCAAGTGACATTCCTGCTTTCTTTAGTCCGTTCTCAAATGCTTTATCAGTGTTGACCATTTTTAAACCAAGTGCAGTCAAAGCTAATTTCTTTACAACTGCAGATTTACCACTGCCTGGCCCACCACTTAAGAAAACTGCTTTGAAAGTGCCTGGGTCATAGACTCCTTCTTGTATCAAATCTTCTACCATGTAGTGTGGTAGTGTTCCTTCTGCAATACCCATTCCTTTACGAATGTCGTTGTATAGTTTCTGAATCAACCCTTTATTCTTTGTTGGAACACCTAATTTGAAATTGTCAAAGTCACCCTTCTCTGCATATCCTCTGAGTTTACTTGCAGACATTCCACTGACATCATCTGCATCGGGGTCTCTCTCACCAGCAGATATGACATTGATTTCGTCAAATTTATAGAATCCGTGTCTTGCTTTTACACCATTGTATTTGTTTAGTAGTGTTTCAAATTCTCTAATTCTATCTGACCCAACAACCATAGAGATTCTTTTGTATTTTTTCTTGTGTAATTCTGTTGCAATCTCAAATACTGTTCTTGCATTTACGTCTGCAACAATTTTTCCAAAGAAATTTCTGAGGTATTTGATTTTATCTTTATGTGATAGTGGATTTTTTACCTTGTCATTTGAGTGTGAGGTAAATAACAGAACGTCATCACCTTTTGATTCTTTCTTAAGTTTTGCAACTAACTTCCCATGACCTGTTGTAGGTGGATTGAATCTACCAAAGGTAAACACTGCACCCTTGTCTTTTGCCTCTGTTAGGAATGAATTAAATGATTTCATTACTTGTCCCATGCTTTTTGTGCAGTAAAGTTATTGAATGCAAACTCCATTCTGTCTACGAGTTTAACTGCACTTCCTGTTTTATCTATTGCAACGTATCCTTCGGGGTTAACTACCTCGAAACCATTTGCAGTCTTTTTAAAAGTTCCGATACTCTTTACTCTATTTAGGGATTCTATAATCATTTGTTTTGCAACAACCAAATGTCCCATAAATGAAGTAAGATTGGTTATCATTTTCTTTAAACTTCTAAGTTCGTTATAGAGTTGTTCACCGATTTCTCTTTTGATTTCTTTTGTCTTTTCTGTTTTGACTTTACCAACTACTTTGTCTCTCCAATAGTTCTCAAAGTGTTTCATGTATCCGTCATAAGTTGGTTTGTATGAACCACCTCTAATAAGTGTATTACAATATGTTTTGTATGATGCACCAGCACCTTTTCTACCTATCTCTTCCTGTATCTTCATGAACTTTTGTAGGTCATTCTTTTTGATTCCGTGGAATGCTTTACCTGTTTTAGATAACTCTTGTGTAAGTGCAAGTGTTTCTTTTGCAGTCATTGAACCTTGACCACTGACATCTTTATAACTTGCGTCGTCAATCCATACGTCTGAATTGTTTCCTAGTTTGGATATGTTTGCACCAAAACTTGCAGATAGGTCTTCTATAGTTCCACCACTATAGGTAGTGTGAAATACGATTCCCATTTTAGAGTTTGCAATCTTTTTACCTAAGTCTGATTCTATATTGACTGCATACATGATTGTATTGGGTTGGAATGTGACAAAAGACTGTCCGTCAATCTTCTGCATTTTCTTATCGTTGGTATACATTAAATCACCTTGCATGATTGTATTCCAAGATAGTTTAGATAAACACTGAAATGAAGTCAAGAATTTTTCTTTCAATGCACCACTTAATTCGTCTGCTTTTTTAATTTCTGATTCTGAAGTATAAAATTTGGGTTCTTTGTTAAAGAGTGATTTCTTTGCAACAAAGAATTGATTAGTTTCGGGGTGTAAACCACAAAAGATAGCAGGAGCTCCGTCCCACTTAACAGTCATATTGACACTTGAATTAGAGTTTCCTTTCAACATGTCTCTAAGACCCTGTAAAAAGTTTATAGCACCACGTCCACCATCAATCCCTTGATTGATAATCTCGTCTTCTAAGTGTTCTAAATGTAGATTTTTTGCACCCATAATAGTAATTATACCA